CGGATTAAGGGTCAATCGAATTGGCCGCGATGAAGAGCTGATCAAGCCCCTCCTCGTCATAGCCGAGTTGAGCCCCCATGAGAATTACCCATTTATTGTTCCGCTGACACGTCTGCGCGAGCTTCAAATAGGCGTCGGCTTCAAAGCGCTCCGGTTCGGGCAGCGCCGCGACCAGCTCGTGCAAGGCGGGCATCTTGCCGGCCCGGATGATGACCAGATGTGCGTTCAGCATCGGAACGACTTGCGGCACGCTACGCACCATGGTGGGCCTAATGAACGCGCTGCCGTCCCATGTGTCACCAATGCAGGCGCCGTTCCCTTTGATGAGGTCAGGCAATACGTCCAGGCTGTCCACCTCGATCAAATTGACTACGGTGTTGCGATCCAGCTGTGCTGCGATCATGCTCACTCCTTAGAATCGAATAATGATGCCGCCCGGGCGGCCGGCTTGGCTGGCCGCGTTCTGTGCGCCCGGCGCCGCACTCGCGCCAATGCCGGTAGGTGTCGTGCCGTAAATGGTTATGGGTGAGAGAAGCGAATCTCCGCTGCAGCCCAGGCCCGCAACCGCAGCCGCGAATCCCGGGCCGCCCGGGCGCTTAAGTTGTGCGTTCACCGTGGTAACTGTTGTGAGACCGGCGCCACTAAATGACGACGCACCACCAGCCTGGCCAGCCAACGCCGTACCTGCGGCATTACCCGGCCCGCCTGCACCGACGGTGGCCGTGTAGGTCACCCCGAACGCGACTGGTACGACTGAGATTCCTGCGTTCGTACCAGGCGAGGGATTGAGAGTTGAATTAGTGGTCGTTCCACCGCCGTAGCCGCCGTCAATGACGGTAATCTCAGCCACCACGATGTCTGGGGATGGAGGCGTCCAGGTCTGCGTGCTGGCAAGCACCACCATGTTGCTAAAGCCACTTGCACGCAGAGCCTTGCCGGACGCTCGCGTATAGTCGACGATCCGCGCGACTCCACCGCCCTCCCCGCGAACCACGAAGGTGTCGCCGGCCGCGCAGATGATATTGGCCGCCGTCGGCAAGATCAGGTTGGCGCTGTTAGCGAGCGTCGGGCTAGCATCGACAGTGCACGTACGCTCGGCGCCCTGCGGGAGGTTGATCGTAGTAATCGGGCCAGCGGATCCCGTAATGTGCAGATAATTGCCGGTCACCGCGTCCAGGTCGATGGTCGCAGCGGCCGCGATCGAGGCACTCTTCATTTCGTTGAGCACGCCAGTGAATGCAGCTGCCCCGCACAGGAAAACAGTCCAGGCGGCGGCGGTGGGAAACACCCCTGGCGTTTCCAGCTGCACACTTCGAATAAAGGCTTGTAGCGCACCCGTTGTCGGGTTGTAGCTGTCCACCGTGCCATACATACCATTGCGTGGCGCAGCGGTGATTGCTATGCCAACCGGCGCGCCAGGTGGCAGCGTTTTGCCAGGCTGAATGGCCAGGTTCAGGACACCCAAGCCCACTGTCATCGTGGTCGTGGAGGTGCCATTCGAACCAGGCCCCGTGACGACGGTTGCTGCGGCGGCCGCTGCGGTCGCCGCAGCTGCCTCGGCCAGCGTGACCTGATTGGCAGCCGCCTCCACCTTACCGGCAACATCGAGGATCGTATCGCCGAACATCGGCACCAGATTCTCGCGGAAGCGCCCCTTCGACAGGCCTTTGCCCACCGACCCGTCATCGGAGTAAGTATTGCCATTTACAACCAACACCTGCGTCATAAGAGTTCCTTCAGCTCGAAAGCTGTGCCATTTAAATTGAAAGATGGATATTCGATTGCACTGAGCGCGCGCAGCCTGGACGAGAACTGTCGGCGTAGGGCATGCACCGTGTCGTCTGGATCGTGTATGAATAGAATCTCGGAATGAATGCCGGCTTGCCGCTGGAGTTCAAACGCGCGGCCGAAAGCTTCGTCCTGCGCCATGAAGTCGAGCGTGAAATGCTGTACGCGATTGGGCGTCCGAACGTCGAAGTACTCCGCACCGCTGCGCGAGGCGGTCGCGGCAGTGTCAGTCTCCCATCCGACGGAAGCGCCGTAGATCATATTGACTTGCGGTTGCCACGCCGGGCCGATGAAAACGCGGCCAAACTCAACATAGCCGGCCGGATTGTTCGGGTCGCTTATCTCAATGCGCCAGTACCGCGACACAAAATCCTCGGGAAGAATATGCACCAACTCGGTCGTGTAACCGTTGAGCTCCTCATCGTTGTACTTGCCCGTCCACCAGTTGTCATCCTCCCATTCGAGCTCACCGAACTCGTACATCACTGGCCAGACATCGCGCCAACCTGAGTCGTATTCCAATGAGGACAGCGCTGCGTCCATCGATGCCGTGATCCGGTACCGGGCCTCCTGCGAAACGTTGTGCCTGCGAAGAGAAATCAGTCGCGACTTGGTGCTACGTCCGAGATCAATCTTGAATTGCGTGCTGGGCAGCGCCAGACCATTCGAGCGCGCCACCTTACCCAGAGTGCGCACTTGCAAGTTCGCTAACGGCAGCGTTGCCACCCAAGCGCCACCGCTCAACGTTGACTGATCTATGCGATTGGGGAACCCCAACATGCAATTTCCCATGCTATCCCCACAGTGAAAGCGTGGCGGTGCTTCCCGCCAAGTTGAATGAAATGCCAATTAGGCGAAAGCGCCGACCAGCTGCCATGTCAAAGCGGCCCAGGAATACCTCGACCACAACCATCATGCGTAACGGCGCTGCGGCGAACACCCCGATGTCGATCGGCACATCGAACACGTCGCGCCGCTGGCTTTGCATCGCCAGGAGGCGATTTGCCTCGGTCTGGGCGGCCAGCTCGCTCACCAGCAACGTATCGATGGACATCTCATCCGCCAACAGCCACTGAAGTTTGATCCCGGCGTTTGCCGAATTGACGCTGCGGCGCTCTTTTCCAACGAAGGTAGGTCGCGCGGCTGCACCGGCTAGGCCTGACGTTTGCACGGTATAGCAGCGGGTATGGTTCACGGTGACGCGCCAGACTGGCCGGCCGTTGTCAGTCGGCGCGCGGCGCTCAGGTAGCCCCAGAATGTCGTAATCGTGCAGCGTCAGCGCCGGCGCGCCGGCCGGCTCGGACAACTGCCCCATCCGAAGTACGCCTGTCTGATCAAACCCATACCAGGCGCCGATGCTGGCAGCCACCTGATCCATCGCGCTGGCAACAGTCGTGTCGTCATCGAGCCAGATCCCGACTTGCGCGGAGCTGAGCGCATCGAGGGCCTCAACGTCTGCGTCAGAGATCTCGCCGCCAGTCACCCCGGACGACAGCGCCAATTGCTTGATAATCTGACCCACGGTCCGATTTGCGCTCGCCGATCCTTGCGTCACATCGGCGGTGATCTGCTCGCTGCTATAACTGCCGATCCGGAAGTAGCCACCTGCAGGCCAAGCCCGGTAATGGCCCGCCGCCGGTGCGTTGGTCTCCATTTCTGCTTGTGACGTATAGTTTGAGTCCGCCGTCAGGGCCGCGCCATTTGAATAAACCGCATCGACGCTGTTGCATACGCCGACCTCGAAGATAAGCCGGGCGGTATTGACCTGCGGCGGCATCACATTAAACACCTGCCCCAGGGCTCGTGGGCGTTGCTTCCCTTTCAGGTCCGTGGCCAAACCGTCCAGGCCGGTTGGCAGAATATTGGTCCCGCCGTAGGTGGATGTGAGCACCGGCTGATCAAACAACAGTTGCTTGTCGCGAAGGTAAAGCACGAACTGACCTGGCGGCGTACCGGTCTTCTCTACCGTCGCCACGAGCAGGGTGGCGAAGTCGGAGGGATAAACGCCGCCCTTGCCTGTCCGGATTACCACTTGACGGCCATCGAAGGAGTACTTCACCCATTCGTCATACTGGCCATCAGTGTTGTCGAGGACAATCTCGCCCGTTTCCAGCCGAGTACCGCCGCCAGTGCGACCATCGCCAAACGCATGAATCCCGATGGACCCCGGATCAATCACACTCGGATCGAAAGCCTGATGCGGCGGCGTGTCGCCCGGTCTCGTGGCAAACTGGGCATCTCCTACGTAGAAAGTACGCAGGGTGCCGGCCATATCCACCGCCGCAGTCAGCTCGATAAGAATCATGCGCTCTCCAATGCCGCAACCTTGCGCTTCAGTCCAGCCACTTCCGAGCGCAGTGCACGGATCTCACCGATCTGAGCGGTTGCCGCCGCGCCCCGCTGCACCTTGTCTGCGCGCAATTCAGCCACGACGTCGGCCAACAGCAAATTGGCTTCCTTCACCGCTGCGTCACCATCCCGCACTTCGGATGCCGTCTGCACCCGCTCATCGCGGTGCAGCTCAGCGATGTATCCGTCACGCGGCACCCGCTCCAACCCATCGCGATGAGAGCCATCGACCTTCGGAACGCCGGTGTAGTTCTTCCACATGTCGATAATTGCTTGCGCCTGTGCGGCTTGCCGTGCTGCCTCGGCCGCGTTGCGAGCAATGACAGCCTGGAAGTCAGCGGCGTATCCGGCGCTGCCGCCGAACCATGCTTTCGACGCGTCGAGGAACGCCTTTTCGGCAGCCTGCAGATTGCTGGCGTCGGCACCTTCGAACTGACGTTTGGCCTCAAGGTATTTCTGCTCAGGCGACAGCGTTGACGAATCGCTCAGCAACAGCGAGTCGTTCAGCGCACGGAACGCCTTCGCAGCCTCTTCCGCCCGCTTCATGCTGTCAGCCAGTGCATTGCCCAGCGTCTGGATCGCCGCTTTCGCCGACTCTTGCGCCTTGATAATTGCATCGGCAGCCGCTTGCTGCGCCTCTGCAGACGCTGCAGCAGCGTCCTTTGCAGCCTGCGCCGCGATCACCTGGTCATACAACGCCAGATTGTGACCATCGATCGCAGCGCGCGCTTTCGCCGCCAGCTGTTCTTGCGTCATGGTCAGCTCGTCGAGCTTGTTCTGGAGATCTGCACGTTCATCCGCAATCGCCTGCTCTGACTTGGTCAGGTCGACCGTTGCAGCGTGGGTCTTCGCGAACGCTTCCGCCAAAGCCAGTAGTGCGGTGTACTGTTGCGCGCCAGCTTCGGTCGCCAACGCGCCGGAGTTGGCCAGGCCCAGCACATAGTCCTTGAACTTGTCACGCGTGTCCAGGCTCTGCAAGCCCATGGCCGCCAGCTGGTCGGTGACATACTTCTGAACCGGCGCGAGGCGCTCCGCTTCGGTCAGGAAACTCTCGTTGAACGATTGCGCCTGGGTGGCAAGATCATCGATGCCGCCGGCCAGCGCGATCAGGCGCTCACGCGCCGCGATGCTCGCGATACCCGTCTGGCCGAAGGTTGTGCCGCTGGAAGCCAGGATCGAATCCAGATTTGCGTAGTTCGTGGCGACCCGAGTCAGCGTCTCGAAGTAGCCCTCACCCACCTGCTGGAACTGCTCCAAGCCTGCTACGCCAAATTGGGCCATATCGTCGCCAAGCTTCGAGAACACCGCTTCCAAGGCAGCCTGGATCTCCTCGCCATCCAGATCCTTGAGACTGATCTTGCCGATATCGACTACGAACTGGTTCAGGTGCGCCGTGAATGCATTCCCGCCAAGCCCAAGCAGATCAGCGGCGGCCGAGACGCTACCCGCGATGTTGGCGATGACAGCGCTGAACTGACGATCAGCAGCATCGCCGAGATCGGTGTACTGCGTGCTGTACTTATCGCTATGGAACAGGCCGCCGGACTTTTTGGTGTCGACATACTTACTGGCGTTCACGCCGGCGCTGAGTGCCTTACCGAGTGCAACCGGATCGATGGTCACACCACCATCCAGCGCGGTCACACGCCCACCGAAGATTGCATTGGAAACGTTGGCGGCGAAGTTCCCAGCGGCGCTGCCAAGCAGTTTGTGCCCGAACAGCGTTTCCACCAGATCGCTGGTCGAGCCATTAACGGTTTCAGGCAGATCGCCGCTTATTCCGGAAGTGCGGATGAGCAGGTTGCCCAGGCCTGACAGAGAGGATTCAATGCCGCGCAGCGACGCGAGCATGTTGCGTGTGTAGTCGAGCTCGATGCTGCTGTTGTTGGCGGCGAGTTCGATCGAACGTTTGATCGAATCAGACTTGGCCGTGCTGTCGCCGAAGACGGTGCCGGTGCCCTGGGATTCCTGGCGCTGCTGGGAAACAGACTTTCCACTACCACCACCCCCGACAGAGAAGCCGAGCGCTGCCATGGCCGCTGCCATCGCCGCCATGCGTGCCCACGCCGTGTAAGGATCACCCTCTGCTTGGGTCGCTACGCCGACGGCCGCAGCCGACGTTCCCTTCACCATATCCGAGGTAACTTGAGCAGCAGTGCCGGCTTCGACCGCAGCAGTTTTAGTGGCCTCACCCGCAACAGTGGCCGCAGTCACGGCATTGACCGCGAACAGCTTCTGCACCATCGATTGAATCGCCATCACCATCTCGACAGCGCGGTATGCTTTCTCGGCTGCTTGCAGCGTTTTGTAACCCTTAGAGTTTTCGCTGAAGAAGCCCTTGGCGGCGCCGGCCATGTCGCCATACGACTTGATTTGCGCCTGGGCCGAAGCCTTCGATGCGGCAATCTCAGCCTGGGCGATCTTCTGTGCGCTGTTCTTCGGATCGGCCTTCACGGCAGCCAGCTGCGCGGCGATGGCCTGCTGCTGCACGGCGTAGCCGGTCAGGGCCGTGGTCAAGCCACCGATTGCGGTTCCGACGCGGCCGAACGAGTCGGTCATGCCTTGCGCGGCCTGGCGGGCGGCTTCGTCCACGGCCTGCAAAATTTTCAGCAACTGTTCGGCCTTCGCGACATCGGTACCAGCGTCCAGTCCCTGTAATTTGCTCTGCGCTGCAGCCAGACGGCCGTACGCGGCGATCTTCGCGTCGATATCGGCGACCACTTTCTCACTGCCCTCGAACCCCGCCAGTGCAACTTTCTGCTCTTCCAGTTGCGAGATCGCAGCTGCGGTCACAGCAGAAGGCAGTTTGTTGTAGGCTGCGATCTGGCGCTCGGTTGCGTCGATCTGATCATTGATTGCGACAATCTCTTTGCGGCTGGCAGCCTCGGCATCGCGCGCTGGCTTGTCCTTGTCGTAGGCATATGCATTGCTCAGCTGCTCGGCCGCGACAAGCGAAGCGCGCAGGGCCTCAGTGCGCTGCCCGCCCAGGTCTTTGATCTTGGCGTTGTTGGCGATGCGCTCGGCGGCATCCTTGCCGTTGTAGCTCGACAAGGCGGCAATCTCGGCGTCAAATATAGCGGCGGCGTCTTTGCCCGCAGCGAGAGCGGCGGCATGCTTTGCGTTGAATACTTCTGCATCACCGGCCAAGCCTTGGCGATTCAGTTCGCTGATGCGAACAACGCCCTCCTCCCGGAGAGACTTCTCGCGCGCGATGCCGGATTTAATGACCTCCAGGCGCGCGTCGAGCTGGGCTTTGCCGCTTGCAGCCAGGTCCTTGCCAGCATCGGAGGCTTTCCACGTCTCCGTGGCGAGCTTTGACACCAATGCGATGTATTCTTGTTCTCCAATTGCGTTCGCGTCCCGCGCGGTCTTCAACGCTTTAAGGTCGTCGAGATATTGTTTGTTCACGCCGGTCAGGCGCTCGCGCACCGAGGCCAGCGCCTGCGCCGCCGGACCGAAGACGGCGGCTGCATCATCGGACGCATCGCGTTTCTGCATCTTTCCAGTGAGCTCTACAATGCTTTTCAGCACCTTCTCACGTTCGAACAGAACGTCGGTATTGCTCTTCCCCTTCCCAACGGCGAAATCACCAGCGCGATTGTTGATGTCGTCCAGCATTTTCGAGGCCTTGGATAGCTGCTCGACAATTGGCAGATCACGTTCTGCCTTAGTTTTGCTGATGCCGCCACTCTGCAGCTGTATGAGTCGCTCATTCTTGGCAATTTGCTCATCTAGACCTTTGACGATGCGGGCATGGGCTTCGTCAAACGATTCGGCCGCCTGCTTATTACCACCTTCGGACTTGCTGCCCCACACCGACCAGGCGGTCGCGGCGACACCCAGCAGAGTGATCACGACGCCAATCGGGCCGCCCAGCAACCCTACAGCACGACTGAGCATGCCCACCGACGCCGCAGTTGCGCCGTTTGCGGCAGTCAAGGCGTTCTGTGCAGCGACCTGCGCCGCAGTGGCGGCAGTGACTTGAGCGCTCACGCGCGTCTGCTGTTGGCCTAGAATTGCCAACTCAGCGAGCGACACCGCGCGGGCCTGCTCCGCGATCGCGAGATCAGCTTGCAGACCACGGCGAAGAGCCTCTTGCACATTGAGCTCGCGAGTGGAGTCCCGGAGCACGCGCAGTGCGGCGCTTAAGGCGCCAGCAGCGCTCGACGCGGCGATAGCGGTCCGCGCCTGCAAGATGTTTGCGTCCGTGTTTGCGATGGTAGCCTGGGTGGCCTGAATATTGGCATTGGCGACACTCAAGCGCGCGGCCATCTCTTCGCGAGCGATAACGATCGCAGCTTGTGTAGCTTGCAGCCCAGCCGCAGTCGCTCCGGCGCTAGCGACTTGCGCTTCAGCGGCAGCGATAGTCGCCATGCGCACCGCGTTCTCGGCGGCCACCTGAGCATACGCGGCAGCGATGCGCTCGTAGGTCTTAGCAGTCCACGCTGCCAGCCAGTTCACCACGGCGACGGCCGTGACGGTGCCGAGCACACCGACCAGCACGTTGAGGTTGTCTGCCAGTAGCCCGATTGCGCCCGTCAGCACCGCGACCGTTCCGCTCGCCTGTGCTTGGGTGCCAATGAACTCCATGACGTTGTTCTTGAGTACAGTGAAGGCCCCGCTGATGGTCTGGACCTGCTTCGCCTCTGCACGCAGCTGCTCCAAGGCGCTAGGGAGTACCTTGGACATGATTTGCGACGTGACTTTGCCTTCCGACGCCATCTCGCGCAGCGCGCTGATAGGCACACCCATGCCGTCGGCAAGTGCCTTCATCAAGCGCGGTGCCGCCTCGTTGACAGCATTGAATTCTTCGCCGCGCAGCGTGCCAGAGGCGAAGGCCTGTGACAGCTGCAGCTGAGCCGACGCCGACTCGGCGGCCGTGGCACCGGACACCTTCAGCGCCAGGTTGACGGTCTCGGTAATGGCGGCAACCTGCTTCTGTTGCACACCTAGCTCGCGCGTGCCGTTTGCGATCCGAGCGTAAAGCGTGCCAGTGGCAGCCAGATCCTGCTGCGCCGTGTTCGCTATGCGGCGCACGTCATCGACGGCTTGAGCGTACTCGCGTTGGGACTGCGTAGCCAACTTGATCTGGGCGTTGAATTTCGTGTATTCGTCGGCCATCCGGATGATCGCACCCACACCGGCGCCAACACCCAGCAGCTGCAGTGCCTGTGACAGTTTCCGCGACACGGCATCCAGGCTGGTGGCCTGTTGCTCCGCACGCGCCCCTGCATCCCGCATACGATCCATCGCGTGCGCAGCGGTGTGCGCTTGGGTGGAATCGATCCGAATTGCAAGCGTGGCGATATCAACGGTCATGGAAGGCCTAAATAGAAAAGCCGCCTCGCAGGCGGCTGGAATTCGTAGTGGACGGCGCGCGGCCGCCCTATTCGCTGGTCATGTACACCTGGTCCAACGCGTCGATGCATTCACCTTCGAACGGCGTCAGGCGGATCCGGTGACGCCGTTCCCAGGCCATGATCTGCTCGTCGGAGATAGGATTGACGGTCATGCCGCCGGAGGTGCGCTTTGCGTTGAGCTGGCAGAAGTACTCCCACACGTGAACCAGTTCATGTGGGATCGGCGGCACGTCGAGCTGCGGCGGCATAATGCCGGTCTGCTCCAGCACCACGTTTAGGTGCCAGCGCAGCGTGCGGCCGTCCTTCTGCTTGGCACTCAGCTTGAGCGCGGCCGCCGCATGCTCGACCAGCTGCCGCTTTAGATCGTCAAAAAATTGGCGTCGACTTCCAGCGCGGCGATGATCTTGTCAACCCAGGCTGGGAACTTGGCGAACAGCAAGTCCAGAACTTGCTCGGTGACAGGCAGCTGAACGCCGTTCGATACGAAGCCCGGCAGGCCGATCACGACCGCCTTTGCGATCTTCAGGTTGCGGTCCTCGCCCAGGTCGTACAGTTGGCCGGCGCCGGCGTCCGTCTTGCCGTCGATCTGCTGTTTCTTGGTCTGGCTGCGCTTGATGGCAACGACCGAGGTGGCGCGGATGATGTCGCGGTACTGGTCGCTGTTCTTGCCGACGATGTCAAAGCCGGCAGCGTGATCGCCGTCGTCGTTGAACAGCACGCTGACAGTGAAGGTCTTCTCGACCGGCGCTGCGTCGGCGGCCAGCAGCTTGGCGATGTCAACGCCGGCACCTAGGGTGCTGGCGTCGATCACCGCAGCGGTGGCCAGGGTAGCGACGGATTGGGTATTGGTGTTCAGTTCCATGGTGTTGCCTTTCTTCGCGTGGTAGATAAATGCCCGTGCACGCCCGCCGCTCCACGCGAATGGAGACAGCGGACGGGCCGGTGCTGGGGTGGCTTACGCCAAAAAGAAAACCCGGCGCGTGGCCAGGTCGGGTGGTGTTACAGGTAGCGCCAGGTGTGGCCTGATGCCGTTTTGAGCTTGCCGTTGGCAGCCATTGAGATCGCGCCGTTGCGGTTTTCGTTGCCCATGGCTCGCGCGGCGTGCGTGGCCGACGGGTATTCGGTTACGACACCAGTAACAATGCTGGTGCCGGCGATCTTCTTGCGCTTCTTCGTCAGTCCCGTCTATACCGCGTGCGCGACGTTTGCCTTGTGCGTAGTCCATTCCAGATTCGTGAAGCGGTTGTTCTGCTTAACACCGTCGCAGTGGTTCACCTCATTGCAACCTGCCGGCTTATTGCAGAAGGCTTCAGCGACTAATCGATGGACGCTGGCGGCCCATCGTTGCCCTGAAAGGCACAGGAAAACCGTGTTGTACGCGTTGCAGTCAGCAAAGGGGCGGAGAACCCGCCCTCGCACTGCACGCAGCATGATTCCGCCCCATCGGGTGCAAGGCACCTCGACGTGGCGGTCTAACGAGCGGACTCGTCCAAGGGAGCTGACTTCGTAGAGCCCCTCGTACCCGGCTATGGGTCGCCAGTTTTCTTGCATTTAAATCAATGTCGTATCCTGGAGCAGGATGGTTGACTTGCCCGCGCCGGTACCGGCCGCATTGGGACCAGCCGAATAGTCGTACTGGCGGATGATTTCCTTATCGCCCGACTCGCCGCCGCCAAAGACCTTCACGTACGGCATGGCGATCACGAAGGCGCCGCCGATGCCATCGTCCAGGCGGTTGATCAGCGAAATCGCCTGCTCCTGGTCGAAGTAATCGTCCATCTCGCCGTTCTCGTAGTACACGCTGATCTGGCCGGTGACGTCGATCATGTCCATGAATACGTCGGGCGTGACGTTCGAGCCGACTACCTTGCCGACCGAGGCGTTGCCGTTGATGTTGCAGCTGAAGTTGGTGCACACCTTCGAGGCCTTGCCGTTGATGATGGCCAGTCCGGAAGGCGTCACCAGCATGTCTCCGCCGCCCGGCGCGGCCGGGTTGGTGAAGTAGGCTGCAGTCGCCTTCTTGCGATCCTGGCCCATGTAGGCAATCTCGGCGGACACCTTGTCGTCGGCAGCCAGACCGATGTTGATCGAAGCGACGCGTTGACCGGTGAAGCGATAGGATTCGGTGACGGCCGTATACCACTTCTCGATGGTGTAGCTGTCGTTGGTGTGGCCGGTCTCCGGAATGTAGGTGATCTTGCCCGGCACTGTGATGCCAATGCCGGCAGAACTCGCTGCAGCAGCCACTGCCTCGGCTACGGTAATCTCGGTGGCGGTCAGCGCAATGATGGTGAACAGCTTATCGTTGTTCGCGCTGCCGCCTGCGGTGAAGCCACTCGGTTTGAACAGCATACCCAGCGCCAGGCCGTCAGCGATGAACGAGCCGGCCGAGCGGGTGAAGTGTGGCGCGGCGGCGGCGGCGGTGATGGTCAAGGCAGTCAGCGGCGCCACAGCCGTCCAGTCGCGGCGTACGATCGATGCCAGTTCCGAATCGATCAAGCCCAGCGCCAGCTCGACACCGATATTGCCATCGACCGTGCGGCCGCCGTGGCGCGCCATCGGGCGCTGGGCATTGGTCTGAATCGCGGCCGACTGGATCTTGTTCTTCTTCAGCGCGATGGAATCGCTGACCTTGCGGAACTCGCGCGCACCGGTGGCGCCCGGCAGGACACCGAAGGCGCCCTCCTTCTTGCGGATAACCTTGGTCAGAACTTGGGTCTGAATAGTCATGGTAAAACCTTTCTTCGGACGAAAAAAAAGCGCCCGAAGGCGCTGGTGGAAATTGCGGTGGAGGTGGAACTAGCTGAAGTCGTCAGCCGAGTACTTGATGGTGATTGGCGTCATCCAGAAGCCGGCGCCATCGGGGCGCGATTGGGCGATGGATGGCGTCTGCTGGATGCAAACGTTCAAGCCCAGCTTGGTGATAGTTGTCGGGCATTTGTACAGCACCTCTATGGCCTTGGCCAGGTCGTCGCTGTCGCCAGTGCCCTCATTCTCAGGCAGAAAAATACCGACTTGGTAGATCCCGTGGTACCGGCGGTGCTGGGCACCTTGGCTCGGGTCCAACGTCTCAGCCGGCATTAGGTCGGCCCGGATGTGGCGCGCACCGATTTCCGGCTTCTTGCCACGGTTCTCCAGAAACAGCGGCATCGGCGGCACCTGCGCGCGGGCCCAGGCCTGCAGGTGCCCCTCCAGCGCCGAACGGATAATCTTGTTGCTCATTGCAGGCCTCGCACGTAGTTTTCTAGCGCCGCCGGC